TGGGAAGAGGCCGAAACCACCGTAGACCAGTGGCACAAATACACACCAAGCGACATGATCCCAATGGGTCACGAACGTCTAGCCATGTGGCACGAAGAGGTCTACCCGAACGTAAACCCCATATCAGTCGAAGAGGACTACAACAAAGTGCTCTTCGAAGATCACGAACGAATTGTCCACATGCGTGGCACAATCGACATGGTTGAAAAAGACTGCCTGTGGGATTGGAAGTTTCCCTCACGCGATTACGCAAAACACAAATGGGAATACGAACGCTGGGATGTCCAATCAATAGCATATTGCTGGGCAATGGGCATCCCGAACTTTAAGTTCGGGATTGTTCACCCCAAAGGCGTTTCCTATATCGAATTAGAACGCGACGAAAGCCACACCAGATGGCTACGCGAAAAGGTCTTGGCACTCTGCCAATTCGTTGAGAAGTCACAAGCTGGGGGCCCTTGGCCTCTAGGTGACAACGGATGGTGGTGTTCTGAGAAATGGTGCCCAAATTGGGCACGGTGCAAAGGAGCTACATAGGAGGTAGCCAATGGCTTTTAAGCCAGAAGAACGAGCTTCGATAGAGGCTCAAGTTATATTGAAAGGCGCTGTTGAAATAGTGTCAGCGCAGGTATCAGCGGGCAGTCTTGACCCGAACGAGGACATTTACGATTCTCTTGACCTTACGGCCAAGGTATTAGTTAATGTTCTTACGGACACCAAGAAAGGCTTGGGAGTTGCCGTTGAAACGGTAGCAGCGGAGACAATTGCCGCAGTATTTCCAGGCGCAACCACTGAGCCAACACAAACTGTTCAAGCCGCATCACCGAAAGGTGGTAAGAGCAGTTATATAGATGACGGTGAGTACAGCCAAGTCCATAAGATTTGGCTTGCTGAACGTGCAACTGGCGTTGACTATGGTTCCCAAAACTCAATGTTTATGGACAACCAAGCCATACGTAAACTCTTCCAGAGTGGGAAACGAGAGTTTCCCCAAGATTACTGGGCAGAGAAAATGCGCGGACAGACAATACCCGTCACCAAAAACGGCAAATGCGCTCTTGGCGACTTCAAAGTCAAGAAGGGTGTAAGTGTTGACGCTGAAGGAAACATCTTCCTTGCGCAAGGAGAGGGAAACCATCCACTTGCAGGTAAGAGCGGTTACTTTGGCGGACTTGTCAACAACTCTCCATTCAACTGGGGAGAGCGACCCGACCCTGTAGATCCTCACAACTGGTTAGCGGGGGTCTAGATGGTTGAGCGCATCAGTGTTGAAGATGCGCTTCGGCTAGTGGGTCAGAAGGCGGAAACATCCGCCTCTGACCCCAACGTCGAAGTGGAGGGAGTTTCTACCAACGACATCAAGCGACTGTTTACACCAAAAACAGAGCAGATGCAGAGGATGCGGAGCGACCTAAAAGCTGGGGGCGAATGGCAATTCGGCATTCGCGCCTTTGACGATGTAACACTCGGAGGTGCCAGACCAGGCAATCTCGTAACACTTATAGGCAAAACCCACACAGGTAAATCGCTGTTAGCGATGAATATGGTTGCTAAAAACCGCAAGCATAGAACCTTATGGGTGTCGCCCGACGAAACAGAATCCATGTTTTGGGGACGTTACGCAGCAATACGCTTGGAAGTTGGACAGAAAGAATGGATTGGTCGTCTGATACGCGAAGATCCTGTTGCGTGGGAACGCACCAGTGAAATCATCGCTGAAGAAAACAATCTACATTTCGAATCAACAGGCATGTCAGTAGATGATCTAGATAAGGCTTTACGCATAGCCACGACACAACTCTGGGATGGACAGCGACCAGAAGTACTTATCTACGATTACCTTGAACTGATCCGCGGAGGGGGCGCTGGCGATGCAGCTAGCGTTCAATCCAAGATTGAATCCTTTAAACAGCTTGTGTCTGACTGGCGCATAATAGGCATAGTCATTCACCAATCTGGTAGAGGTGCAGGCAATCGCGGACAAGCAGGAGGCATCGACTCGGGCAGATTTGCCTCCACAAGTGAAAGCCATTTTGTTATAGAAACATGGCGCAGATGGGATGACACCAGTCTTGACGAGGACACCCGTCGCTACTACGAGAACGAAGTTAGCGTAGGCTTGTGGAAGAACAAGGCAGGTGAAGGAGAGAAAGCAGAAGTCAACTTAACCATTGATGGAAGCGGCAGACTACTTGAACCTGGCGTGACATGGGAGCAGATGAGCCTTGAGTGAAGCATTTTTACATTTGTTTGAGGGTTTCCCTTACGCTTTCGGCACAGACTCTGGAGGGTGTTCATGGCGTTCCGTCAATTACGAACAGATAGAACGTCACATAGACGGTAACGAAATGATCGGCATTTACCCGATGGTCTACGATCCACATAAAGTGCATCACGGACCTGCTGGGTTTATCACCGATGAAAACAACCGTCCTGTTTATCAAGACATGCAAGCATCATTATGGCATTGCAAATGGGGAGCAATAGATATAGACGAGGGAGAAGATTCCCTTATCTATGCAGAAAACGTTGTGACCGTTTTGCAAGCCTTAGATATAACTGCTTGGATTGAAAGATCCAGAAGCAAGGGTTGCCACGTATGGATATTCGCTGAAGATTGGGTTCAAGCAACAACAATGCGTCGCGCAATGTTGGCAGCTTTACAACTCTGTCAAGCAGAATACGACGCCGTGTACCCAAAGCAAAATGAATTGCAGGGACCTCCAGGTAATTACATGAGATTGCCTTATGGTGGCAAGCGACCAGAAGGCAGGCAAGTCGTACTCGATTCCAACGGGGAACCACTGGAAATGTACGACTTTCTGCTGGAAGCAGGGCAGTCACGCGTTTCTGTGTCTGCGCTGGAAGTTGCCGCAGGTCTATGGAAACCACCTGTGGAGAATTTGCCTCCTGAGAGAACATACAATCGCACGCCACTCATGCAAATGGATGGCACGCGATTGCGTGGAATCGCCCGAAGAATGTGGGATGATGGACCTCATCCTTTCTACGCTCAATCGGGAGCAGGTAAAGGCAGGCATGGTTTCTTGAATAGATTTGCTCGCGCTATGTGGGAAGCAGGATATGCACAATCCGACATTGTAGCGTGGACGACTAAACTAGATTCCCAACTAGGCACTTGGTATTCCGAAGGGCCGAAATTTCAAGGAAGGCCAGATGCCCAAAGGCAAATCGAAAACGTTGTGTCCAGAGCCCGTGAAAACGCATCCATTAGATGAGCCATTGAACAACGACTTTACGTTTGTTGTGCATGGTCGCCCCGTACCTAAGGGGCGGCCACGCATGACGCGTAGAGGTCGCGTTTACACACCTAAAGAAAGCATTGAGGCAGAGGAACATATAGCCGAAACCATTAATGACATGCTTGCAGTACAGGATGTTCCCGCTTTTGATGGTCCCGTTAGCGTGACCATGATCTTCGGGAAGGAATCCACAACCGTGACTATCAAGGATTTAGGAGAAATCTCTAGTCCACTTAGAGGCGATATAGATAACTATATTAAATTGCTTTTAGATGGCATACAGCGATCACCCTTGATTCATAACGATAGACAGGTTTATCATGTAGATGCGGTGAAAATATGAGCTTTGCAGAAAAACCATTTGGTGTGCGCATACAGACGATGGGCGACATCGCAGAACGACAGTTCGAAGAAGGATCTGCCGTTAAGTGGGTTCGTTACGGCCTCTGTAGACCACCAATTAACATGGCTGCTCTTCCTCCTCAACTTCGCTACACACCTGATTACTTAACAGCGCAGGGATTAGTCGAAGTTCAAGGACTCGGAAGAGATCAAATATTAAAAGTTAAACACGATAAACTAGAAGCGCTCAAATGGTGGGAAAAAATACACCCTGTTTTCTTATATGTGTATGACTCTCACAATGATCGCTCATCCATGCTTACTCTTGCTGATGTCAGAAAGAAATGCAAATTATCTGACACGGAAGAGTTCCCCGAAGGAAAAGCGTATTACGCTATAAAATCTTCCCTACTATGGGGAGATGCCGAAGAGAGTATTTCCTAAGGATACGCAGGAGTCGGCTTGGCTATTTGACCTAGCCAACAGACGACACCCAAGCGTTCCTGCTTCGGAAATACAGGCAGTAATGGAAGCGTTGCCTTACGTTGAGCCGCTTAGACCTTTCCGTTACACTGCCAAATTCGAGGATCCCATCAAGGATGCCTTAGCATCACTTGATGATTTGGAACTCGAAATAGTTATGCTGTTGGCCTTTGAACAATTAAGCCTAAGAGTTGCGGGGCGCATACTCGGAATACCCAAGACAACTCTGGCCCGAAGGCGAGATGCAATATACCAAAAGCTAAGAACAATATTAAATACAAACGAGGAAATACGGGAGCATTTACTCAATGGAACTAGACGGAATAATTCAACCTGAGACTTGGGATGACGCACTAGAACTATGCGTTGGCCGTGTCATGCAATACATGGAGGATGGGGTTCAACACCCATCCCACAAAGGAGGAGCAGCACTTAGTCTTATCCGCGAAGAATTCGATGACTGTATGGCAAATGCCTACGGAACTGAAATATCTTTACCGAGCCCCGAGATGTTTGACTGGTGGACTGGATTCACAATCATGTGCGTCCAAGCATCCGACTGGTTACTGAAAGGGTTCGAAGAGTTTGACATTTCCAAATCAATGGACGTAGTGGGGCAATACAAATACGTGACTGGAGCTAACCACGTACGCAGACTTGGACATGACGCAGTGTTAGTGCATATAGATTACGCCATCGAATCCTTAGAAGGCGTAGCTCTTGCCTCCAGTCAATTCTGTGGTTCCACAGGAGAAAGACTTTCACCTGGAAGCATATATGCGTGGACCCAAAACGAAGCAACCGAACTTGTTAGATGGGCGCTGACAGGGATGATGGTTGCTTGGGATTCTTGGTCGCTACCACTTAGGGAGGCAGACGATGAAACATGATTGCGAAGGAAACCCTTCAATAACAAACTACACACGAGGATGCAGGTGTCTTTTATGCAAAAGCGCTAAGTCAACCTACGAACGTGAACGTCGAGAAAGAGCAAACAAAGATAGAGGGAATACTCCTGAAGGCGAGAGAAGGAAACCCTCTGGCAAGAGAGATATCAATGTTGTTTACAGTGACGCCTTTACACGAGAAGAAATTCTCAGAGCCAGAGGAATGAAATGAACATCTGGCTTGCTATCTGGCGAATACTTGATTTTGTTTCCGTCAATCACG